TCGTTATCGCATCTACCCCTTGTCGATAGCTGCCTCCCGCTTCCCATTTCTCCGCTTCGTTTTCCAGTTCTTGGGCTTTAATTGTGTTGCCTTCAGCTTTTGCCTGCTCTGCTTCCGCTCGTTTGCTTTCAGCGTGGCTTGCTACTTTTTCATTGATGGTTGCCATGGTAATGGCTTGGAAATCAGTGATTGCCTTCACCTGATAGTCCAACTCTTTTTGCAACTTATCTTTGTCAAAGCGGTTTTCTAACTTACCCGAACGGCTTTCGGCATTATCCGTTGTTGTGTTGGTTTTTACTTCTTCTCTGATTTGCTCTGCCGTTTTACCTGTTTTCTCCAACTGGGCTTGTTCATTCCGAATAATCAGATTTTGTGAGTTAATACCAGATATGGTTTGGCTCGATTGGTTGTCTTTATCCGAACCGTAGCCCATCACATTACTTAGACTATGAGCCGGATTACCTTCTTTATCCACTCTTTGTCCATTCCAACCACCTTTATAATCACCTGCTACATTAGCACTCATCGCACTACCTTTATAGTCTGCATGATTGTCTAAATTGGTTGTATTCAGCGTACCTGTCGCAAAGCTGTTTTTCCCCTCCATTTCAGCTTTTTCAGTTGAGGTCACTAAACCACCTGTTAGCTCGGTATGCTGTTTTACATCAACATCATACCCATCATCCCCAGCAAATATCCCCGCCTGCTGATTGACTGTCGCCATATCTGCCTTCATCTTCGATTTGCTGTAACCGGTACTACCCGATGCACCATAGCCTACCGTGACTTGGGCTGAAGCACTTTCTTGTTTGCCCTCATACTTCATCATGTCTTGCAAACTCTGGATATTCAGGTTTTCCGCATTCACTTTGACTGATTTACCTTTGGTTTGTGAACCGATAATATTGGCATCACCTCCACTTTCAATTGTGGTACGGCTATCTAGGCTGCCTACTTGGCTTCCCACCCAAGCACGGCTTTCACCATTGCCATAGCCTTTTGCCACATTGCCACCTGCAGTTACTCCAAACGCAAAACCACTTGAGCCATGGCCAATCGCCACACCGGCATTAAAGCCGCTGGATTTATTTTTGCTTCGTTCAAGGTGGTTTTCATCCACTGCCAAAATGTTGACATCGCCTTCTGCTTTTAAGTATGTACCGCCTTTGCCTGATACATCAGAACCAACAATGGTTAAAGTTGAGTCTTTACCACCGCCTTTAGTTTTGATATTTAACTTGCCTCCGGCGTTGATTTGGCTTTTTTCGGACTTATTCCCTTCACTATGTTGGGTTTCAACACTTTTTTGTTCGCCATAGGTTATTGACACACTCACATCTTGGCTTAGCGCTTGGGTTGGGTTTTGCCCCATTGCTTCGGCTAATTTGCCTACTTGCTCCGCTGTTCGCCATGCCTGAAAACCAGCATTCGCTGCCCCTAATGCATTGATTCTGTCGTTTTTACTGCCGCCCACCGATTTTGCAGATTTCACCGCAGAATCGACCGCTTGTATCGCTTGCACCACAGGAATATTAACTGCAATCGTCACGCCTTTCTGCTCATAAGTCCGTTTATAATTACTCTCATAATCCGAACGAGCTGCTGTATTGTTAGCTGATTTGGCGGTAATATCCACATCACCGTCTCGAGAAGTCACGATACTGCCGGTTTGTTGATAATGCCCGTCTGTACGAATTATCGTATCACCTGACAAGCTGCCTACTTGGCTACGAGCCGCACTTTGTTGGGTTTGGTCTTGTTCAATCTGTTCTTTCTTCTTACCTACACTAAAGCCAATACCGCCCGTCCCCATTAAACCGCTTTTCGTTTTAATGTGTTCATTTTCGGCATAGTGCGTATTAGTCGCAGAGGTAATATTCACACCAGCTTTGCCGTCAATCAGTAGTTGTTTATCGGCAACCACCGCAGAGCCGTGAATATCCACTTTGCCGGTTTCCGAGTAGAGTGTGACCTTATTGCCGTCTATCTCACTACCGATATTTTCGGTGGTATCGTGGTAGTGACGGCGGGTTTCAGTGGTTTTACTAAACCAACCTTTAGTACTGCCTTTCGAACTGCTTGCTAATTGTTCGGATTGCTCGCCCGATTCAATACGCACGTCGCCTTTTGAGCCAACAAAGGTTTCACCGTTTTCGCTGCTCACTGTGGCTTGACGAAGCGTAGCATTTTCCATGCCGACTAAGCGAACACCGTCTTTGCCCCTTAGTATTGAGCCAATTTCAGCTTGCTGGTCTAAGCGGTAGTAGTTATCCGCATTGCCGTTGTAGTGTTCTTTGTTGCTCACATTAAGTGTAGTAATACTCAACGCCTTATCTGCTTTCGCTTTTAGGCTGCCTTGACTTTCAATATTGGCTGCTTTAATCGTGAGGTTATCATCACTGTGTAAATTTAAACGTCCGCCTTCACCGGTAACTTTGACCGAAGCGAGTTGGTCTAACACAGTGCGGGCATGCCGTCAGCACTTTGAGTGGATGAAAGGGTGGAGCTGATTTCAAGGTTTTTCCCTGCATAAAGGGATAAATCTTTCACCGCTTCAATCTTACCGCCTAAGTTAATCAGGTTTTGTTTAGCCGATAAATCCACCGTGTCACCCAAAATCGTGCCTCGATTTTCCAGTTGATTACTGTGTAAGCGGGTTAAATCACGTCCTGCAATCACGCCACTATTTTGGAGATTATCAACATTACCGATAATTTGATTGGCTGAAATCACTGCTCCGCGGGAAGTAATGTCGCTATTACGAGCAACCAAATAAACTTGTGGCACAAGGGCTGTCACTTTTCGCCCATCTGTAAGTGTGATTTCTTTATTCACTAACCAAACCATATCCGTTGTGAGTTCTGACATCTGTTTCGCGGTTAAGCCTACACCTACTGCAAGGTTAAACTGTTTGGCGTATTTCACTCCGCTATTCATTAAGGCTTGGTATTGCTCTAAATCGTTAGAGTAACCTTCAATATAGCGTCTGCCAGTCAGTTGGTTAATTTGTTCGTTAATTAAACGCTGTTCATAGAAACCATCGCCCAAACGTTTGTGTACGTTATCGTGGTTATGACGAAGTTGTTCAAACATATAGTCAGAACTAAGCCATTGTTTGCGGTCTGTAAATTTAGGATCGGTTTCGACCAGATACCCATTTGGTGAATCTGGATTGATTTTATAAAGACTTGCTTGTGGTAAACGAACATCTGGAAGATGAGTTTGTACCATCGGCATAGTCATGTTAGATACATTCTCAGCATCAAATTTTTCAACAGTTGTTTGTAATTTAGCTATGACTTGTCCGGAACTGATAATATTATGATTATCAATAATTGGAGTAAGCGTAATTTCTGTATTGGTACCAATAGAAGAGTCTAATAGGATCTTACTAATAGAAATCTCACTCGGTTTATCTACATTATTCGATACGACTGATACGGTATCTAGCTGAATATCTTTTACTTTTGTTTTACCATCAACAGCTGCAGTAGATGTAATTGGAGTACCAATAGTATTAAGTACGCGATTAAATGAAAAATGTTCAGTTGGATGATCATAAGGTCCATATTTCAATCCATTATGATGGTAGTGGTAATGACCTTTTCTTCCTTTTTTCTTACGAATACGGTATTCAATACGATAAGTACCATTATCCTGACGATTAATTTCACCTATAATATCTTCATTGTTAAGTTTTACTCTACCGCCATCTAATGAACTATTTTGAGTATTTTTATTAAAAACAGCATCTCCTAGCCAAAGTTGTTTACCTACTAATAAATGACTATATTTATTATGTAAATCTTCCCCATCTAACCTCAATGAACCACCTATAGATATTTTAGCTGGATCTGTATATTCTAGTGTCGTTGTGTTCGTTGTTTGATTATAAAACCAAGAATACCAACCAAATCCTTCAATTCTCGTACCATTATTTAGTTGAAAATAAGAATATGGATTTCTAGAACCATTATTGACATTATAATAACCGTCTCTCCCTTCTCGATAACGGTCGGAATTGTTACCTAATGCATGCTCAACGATTTTTCCAACTTTAGTATCAATCCCTGTTTTTACATAGAGATCTTGATTTAATAAATGAGCGGTATTGATTTTACCGTCTCCAAGAGCCTCAATAGTTGCACTCCCATTATCTACAAAATCGGCTTTACCTGTTGCATGATAGTTTTCATCCAATTGTCCACCAATTGAAAGTTTATCTAAACTAAGAATCAGTGAGTGATCACGGTTAATCAGTTTTTCCACACCAAAATCTAATCTTTCTCTTGCAGCAATCGTACCAGCTTTAGTTTCTCCATCTACCGTTTCTGCTAAATTTTCGACCGTAGAAGAATTAAATGCCACATGATCGCCATAGATTTTTCCTGTGCCAATATTTGTTACAGTAGTACTATTGATTAAGGTTTTTACTCCATCAATTAAACCACGGTTCGTTAAGATATTTGAATTAAGCGTTGTCTCATTTGATGAAAGTTCTGAATTGGCGTTATTCACAATGTTATTTGCTGAAATTGTCATTTTATTCGCAATTGTTTGTTCAGCATTATTAGTGAAGTCCCCCTCTGTTTTAAGAGTGAGATTGCCGGCTTCAAAAGCATTATTTAAAATAAAGCTATCTTTTAAGGTGATATTTAAGTCACCTTTAGTTCTAATATTCCCTTCAGATTCCAAACTTTTTGCATTTAAATTAATGGTTTTATTACCTTGAATTAGCCCATTATCATTATTTACTGTTAAATTACCACGATTTAATACATTTAGTGTATTAACAGCTAATAATTCCCCTTCCTGATTATCCAAACGATTATTTGAAGTTATAGAGACATTATTCGAACTATAAACGCCCCCCTGTTGGTTATTGAATAATGAGGCTTTTAAAGAAATGTCTTTCCCTTGAATACCTTGTGTCGGAGTATTACCTTTTGCTTTTGTGCCTTGGTTATCAAGTTGCTCTGTATTAAGTGTTAATTTATCTGCATAAATGAGTGAACCATTATGAGATGTCGCACGGTTATTGATTGTCTGTGCATTAATATTTGCACTAGAAGAAGAGAGTTTACCTTCTTGGTTATCAAGTACTTTGGTTGATAAGGCTAAATTACCATTACTTTGAATAATGCCCTGCTGATTTTGTGTACTGTCTACAGCAGTAATATTAAGCTCTCTTCCACCATAGAGCTTACCTTGTTGATTAAGTAGAGAGGATACTCCTTGTAAAACCACACTACCCAATCCAACAATACCTTTTTCTAGATCTTGAGTATTTCGGTTATTAATCACATTTTGGTTAGTATTAATTAAGAGTGCATTATCTGCACGAATAAGACCGTTCTGATTATTCATTTCGCCTGAACTAATACTAGCCTGATTTTTAGAGAAAATTAAACCATCTTGGTTATTAATCTGTTGTTGAGCAGTATTAATGATTAACTGATTTGATGAGGTTATATTACCTTGTTGGTTATCCAAGCCTTTGGTCGTTAATGTAAGCTGATTTTCTGCACCGATTATTCCTTGTTGATTATTTAGTACTGTTTGTGCAGCAATAGTTAAATTAGTAGACGTAGAAACAATTTTACCTGCTTGGTTATTAATTTTATTTGCATTCAATAAACCATTATTAACCACTAGGATTTCACCTGACTGATTTTGGATATCAGAGACTTGGAGTGTAGCATGATTCAAGACCGCAACCTGCCCGTTTTGGTTATCAAGTTGTTTAGCATTCAAGGTTAAATCCGTTACTACAATACCTTGATATTTATCTGAAAGCGTATTGCGATTATCTAAGATTTGTAATGTTGTAACCCCTGCTGTTGTTGCACGAATAGATCCATGTTGATTATTGAGAGTATTAGCATCTAGGTTCAGCGTACCATTTTGTGCTGAAATAAGACCTTTTACATTATTGAGATCTGATTGGTGACTATTAATAGTCAGTCTTTCCCCAAGGCTAGCAAGTACACCATTTTGGTTCTGAATCCCCTGTTTTACACCAACGTGTGCTGAGTGCTGTGCAATCAATTTACTCCCTTGATTGTTAAGGGCTTGTGTAGTTACATTCACTTGATTACCACTGATTTCACTCTGTTTGTTTGATTTAATGGAGTCAGCAACTAAATTGAGAATATTCGCAGTAATTAAACCTGCATTCTGAGAGAGTATATTGGTATTTAAATTAAGTTGCGATTGAGTACGTATTTTACCCTGATTATTAACGAGTGACGTAGTATTTACCGTGCTATTTTTTCGTGAAAGGATATTTCCATTATTGTTATTCAGGGAGCCTGTATTTAGAGCTAATAAATTCTGTGCAATAATCCCTCTATCACTCTGATTTTCCAATAATGTATCTTGATTGTTAATTGACTGGTTATTACTATTAATAGTAATTTCATTTGCTAAAATTAGACCTTGGTTATTTTCAATCATTCCACTATTGAGATTAATATGTTGAGCTGCAACAATATTTCCCTTTTCAGTTTCTAGAGTGTGATTATTAGTATCAACTTTTAAAGAGCCTTGCTGGCTACCAATAGTGCCACTTGTATTATCTAACTTACCCCCTGTTGTAATATTACCATCAAACTTCGAAATAATTTGACTATCTTTATTACTTAGCTCTGCTGACGTTGTGATATTCAGATATTCAGCAAAAACTACACTGTGATTAATTGAACTCAATGAATTTGCAGTTAAATTTAATCCCTGTGCTTGGAGAGAGCCATTTTGCTGATTGAAATTATCTGATAATGTCATATCTGCCTGCTTAGCAGAACGAATGCTCCCTTGAGCATTAGTGAGGTTTTTAGCATTTAAAGCCAAATTTTCTTGAGAGTAAATCAAGCCTCGTTGATTATCGATATTTGTAACATTAAGAGTTTGATTCCCTACACTGACAATACGCCCTTGTTGGTTGGTAATATTTGCAGACTGAATATTCATCTTACCAAGGGCTACAATCCCTTTATCTTGAGTGTCTGTTAAAGTCTGCTTATTAGATAGAGTTTGTTTCTGAGTATTAATAACAACATTTTGATTAGATTGAATTAAACCATTATCATTAATGAGCTCACCTGAGTTAATCAAAAGATTCTGATTAGATAGCATTGCGCCATTTGTCGTATTAATGTAACTTGTTCCAGCATTAACTATTAATTTACCATTTGCCAATAATCGACCTTGTCGATTATCTATTCCCTGGGAATGAATACTTAAATTACCTTGTGTTTTAAAGGTACCGCCTTGATTTTTGAGTTGATCATTGACCGAAATTTTCAGTTCATCAGTGCCGGTTTGTTCCCAAACTGCATTGTGTGTAGTGAGTGAACGTTGCTTAGCGGTGATTTTGTCTGCTTTAAGGTAGCTTTGTTGTGTTTGGAATTCGGTAGGTGTGCTTAATGATAATGTTTTATCTGTAATCAACGTTGCACTATTCGCTTGAATGTGACCTTGATGGGCTGTTACATTCACATCGTAAGCTGAGGTATGGCTATTATCAAGATCGATTTCTGAACCTTGAACATTGATCTTACCCGAAGCAAGATTTTTTCCCTGTAAGGTCGCTTTTGTCGTGGACAAAACCGTAATGTCTTTTCCTTGAGCAGAATTGGTTTCAAGAGAACGTACTTCACCTTGTGCGGTATCTTTGACTTCTACACCAGCTGCAATGAGTGATTGGGTTGAAGCTCTCACTTTAGGTGCTTGATAGGTAATGCTACCTTTAGCGACAGATTCTCCATTCTGGGTAATTTGAGAGGATGCTGTTTTATGGATATTACCATGACGAGCAACAATCGAGCCATCTTGCTTAATATCAGCGGTACTGTTCAGTTTGATATCGCCTTGTTTATTTTCAATCTTGCCTTTGTTTTCAATCCCGTTACTTGCAGTTAAAGTCACTGATTTAGCTGCATTAAGTGTACTGGTATTGACAATTCGCCCTTGGCTATCAATTTGCAGGGCGTCGGCACTCGCACCAATATGCCCCGCATTACGTACACCCACGCGGGATTGTCCGACCACGCGATTTTAAACGTACCGTCCCATAGCCCTTTATATTCGCGGGTTTCAGGGTTGTAGTTACTCGGGACTTTGAGCTTAATACCTTTGATGTCGTAGGTCCGTGTAGGTAAGTTGGGAAAATATTCCGAATCAAATTTTACACCTACATAAGCCGTGTTTGGGTAGGTAAATTCGGTATCGATAATTTCCGTGTAACTTGACCAAACGGTATTGTTTTGTAGGCGTTGCGATTTGCTGTCTTCGGTTTCACGCTCAATACGCACGGTAAAAGGCGTTTTAGGCAAATCCGTGAAAGTATGTTGCTGTAAATATTGTGAGCTATACTTGCCAGAAATCGCAATAGGATAACGTTTATTCCCAATAAATATGGTTAAATTGACCGTAGCACCATTGGTATCGCCATTATCTTCTTGTCTAAAAAGAGATTGCACCCCAAGAGTTAAACGCAATCTTGATACTTTTTCATCCGTAATTGTGCGTGTAATGGGTGTCACTTTTCTGATTTGAGCACCAACGGAAACCTCTTTTTCAGAGGTATTAAAACCTGAAATAATCTCTTGCGATTGAGAACCAACTCGTCCTTCGAGCAGTACATTTTGGAAATTGTAGCTTTCATCTTCATTTTGAACAGGGGTATTGTCAAAATAGACGGATTTCATCCCCTCCGCTAATCCTTCCACTTCGCCTTCAGAAATCACTTCAACGATTTTGACTCGCTGTTTGCTACGTCCGCTTTCTTTTGCTTCAACAGGCGTATGTCCACTACCACTACCGCCACCGCCGCCACCAAAAACCTTTTTAAAAAACCCATTAGTCACCTCTTATTTTAATTTCGCTGTTTCTGCATCGAAAGTTTCCACACCTTGCGAAATAATCATTGACCCGGTGCGAATCCGTCCATAGGCCAACGGCATCGGTTTTCCTTGCGATGCCATATTCGATAAGTTCGAAAAATCGGTCGAATTTTTCTTCTCTTTTTCAGACACATTCGGCATATTAGGCTGTTTCGTCAGCATTTGAGCCACACCACCTAATAATAACGAAGCACCCACCGCACCGATAGTCCAAGCGGTTGAAGCCGCAACAGCACCTAATACCAATGGGCTTAATACTAACGCAGTTGCAATCATTGCAACGCCTGCAATCACACCAAACACCCCACCACGTTTTGCCCCTTTTAATACGGGTGTAATGTGGATCACATCATTTTCTTTCAGCGTGTAATACAACCCTTTTTCTAAATAGCGATTATCGATATATTGTTGAGCAATGCGAACGGTGAACAAGCCTTGCTGAATAAATTGGCGTAAATGGGGAATTTGACTGGTTAAGGCACGTAAGGCTTCTGCCGTATTCTGCACCTCTAATTTGAATGTAGTGCCAAACTGTTTAAGGGTACCGTAAAATCTAACTGTGACCATTGTTTAAATCTCCAAATACTATGTGTGTGTTTGAGCCAATATCCATCATATAAATCGCGTTTTGAAAGGCGTTTGGGGGAATGGTGCAATACCATCTGTTCGCCAATATAAATTGCCGCGTGATTGGGCACATCTGAGCTAATCTGCACTAAAATGACATCGCCAATCTGTAAATCGTGTAAATCCGTGACTTTTTCAAAACCTTCCTTCTCAATATTATCAAGATAAAGATTGAAACCATCTTCCCACCAATGATCATCACGCTCGTAGTTTTTCATTTCATAGCCCGCTAGTCGGTAAAAATCACGATAGAGGGTGTAGCAATCCATTTTGCCGTGTTCAAATTCCCGGCCAACAAGCGGTAGAATTTTCGGGAAAATATGCAATTTCCCATCACATACCAACCAAAAATCGAGCTGGCAACACATTTGAGTTTGTAAATCGGCTACAGAGAGCACGGGTTCGCCATTGGGGTGCGAATGCACCAGTGCGATCACCTCACCTTGCTGTTCCGCATTGAGATAATCTTCAGGGGAAATCTCAAAGTGATTTTCTTTATCTACTGCGATGTTTTCACAAGGCAGAAAATGAGATTCGCCACCCTTTAATACGACAAAACCGCAACATTCGTGCGGTTCTTGAGATTTAGCGTAGGTAATGATGGTTTGTTCTAATTCTAGCATTTTACGTACCTCATCAAATATAATAAAAGCCCCAAGTGTTACAGCACTCGGGGCTTATTTTTTAACCTAACTTATTCACACTCACAAACCCTCCATAGTTGTGGGTGTTGTTTCGTAACTTGCAACCGCTGAGCAAACCACTGCATTTGTCTTTTTTCGGATCGGGGGTCGGTTGGTCTTTCTCGTCTGCCACTGCTTTGCCTGTGTAGCCACATTCTACGCCACGATAGAGCCAGCAGCAGGTTTCCGTAATCAATCGAGCACCAATTAAGGCATTGTCGGTTTCGCTAGGTAAAGCAAGTGTGAATTGAGCCACATCGCGTTTGAGTGAAGAAAGCTGCTCAATGACAAAATAACTAACCGCTTCTTGCGTGGGGTCGGCTTGTTTGTTACCGCTCGTAAAATTCACTGCATCAAGATAGTGCATATACACCAAGCGACGGCGTACAATACCGCCTAAACATTGGTCAAAGCGGTTGCAAAGCACGGTTAATGCACCATTAAGATTAGCCAGCGTGAGCGTAGGGCGATTACTCGGCCCTTGCCCCGACATTTCAAAACCTGAGGCATCTGCCCCAAAAGGTTGATAAGTTTTTTCTTGCCAGACAATCGACTGTGAAAGTTCGTTCTTGCCTGCATAAAAGCGGTACACTTCACCATTGATTCCATCGGCATCTTTTAACCCTCGCAAATCTACCTCAAAGAGTTCAATCAAGGCATTTTGTTCGAGTTTAGCAAGGTCAAGTTTGAATTGGTTGCTGATAAGCGTTGCCATTAAGGTTCCTCTTTAAAATCGCAGCTAAATTCGGTGTGAACCAAGCCCACTTTTGCCGGCCATTTTTTACAAATCACTTTTTTACGCTGTTTGGTTAAAGGATCGATAAAGATAAACGGCTGAATGCCTTTGTGTCTTGCAAAAAATTCGGTAATTTTCACCGCTTGGCTGTTACGAGCTTTGATCGTAACCGAGTAAGTATTCAGCATTGAGTTAATACCATTCGGTCTGCGTTGGGTGTAGCCATCGCCAAAACTAACTTCGGTAATATCAGGCTCGTTTGCGATGCTGTAATTCGGGCGAATGCACCAGTTGAATGTTTCCATTTTACCACCAGCGGATTGCTTTAATAATACTTGGTAATTTCCAAGTAAAAGCAAAGATAAAAATTAAAAAAGCAACGGCGAACGTTGCTTCCCATAATCCATATTGCATAATCAACTCCTTGAAAAAAGGAATAACACTGTTTATAATTTGCTCCATATATTTACCTTAATAAATACTTCCACAACCTATTTATGGGTAATAAAAACCCCGAGTAATTTGCCGTTACTCGGGGTTTGTTTTTTGAGATTATCGTGCGAACATTCCGCCTGCTCTAAAATTGCTTTGTAGCACGTTGTTGGTTTCGTTTCGGGCGATTTGTCGCATAAGCTCGATGGTAATTTCCATCTGTCCGTTGCGTTCTTTTTGCGAGACATTCGCTTCCATCGGTTCGCCGTTGTTGATCACGTTTACCGAAATTCGCCCTGTATTTGCTTGGCTTGGTTGATAGTACATTGTCGGTAAGGTTGGTACGGCAACACCGCCACCGTTGGCAAAACCACGTTTACCGTAGTTCAGATAATCCAAGTAACCTTTGCCCAATCGTGCGGTGGCTTCTTTCGTGATCACATATTCGCCTTTGTGGACGATACCTGCTGGCGTGTATTTGCCGCCATCGCCTGTGTAACCACCACCTGAAAAGCCGATACTGGTTATTTGCGAAACAAGATTTGCACCTGCAGAAGCGATTGCTGCCATATTGGCAAATTTTTGCACGGGTGTGAGGGCGGTTGGATCAGCCATTGCTTGGCTAATTGCTTGCGAAAGTTTAATAGAGGCTTCCGCAATCGCAAATGCCTTCGATACCGCAAACATTGCTTTATAAGCTGCCGATTGTTGCCCAGCCGCATTTTCCATTACACCTGCCATCGTATCAAAGGCGGAACTCATCATTTGGGTGGATTGAATGTAGTAATCGGCTTCTTTTTTCTGACGCTCAAGATCGTATTTATCAATAATTTGATGACGTTTTTGCTGGTAATCTTCCTCCGCCAATAATTTTTGCCCGTTGCTATCCTGCATTGCATCAAGCAACGCTAAATCACGGGTGCGTTGGTTTTCAATTTCTTGGTAAGGATCGAATTGGGCGTTAAATTGTGCCAGTGGGTTGACGGCATTTTGTGCCACATTTTGGGCGTAGTCGTATTGAGCTTTTTCACGGGCTTTGATGGCTTGAATGGCTGTTAATGCCTCATTTTCCCGTAACTGCGTAACATCTTGTAGCTGTTGCTTTAACTGCTCTTGAGCGGCAATTTCTGGGGCGTATTGCCCTGCCAGTTCTCTGCGTTGTTTGCTATATTGTTCAGTAATCAAAGCACGGGCTTTTTCCGCTTCGGCTTGGCTAACGACACCGTGTGAAAGATGCTTATCTAACTCACGTGCCGCCACTTCTTGCTCATAGCGGATTTTTTCCCACGCGGTAGCATTGGCATTGACTAAATCATCATAGTATTTATCCCAATCGTTGCGGTAATCTTCGCCCGATTTGGTTTTAGAGCCTGATCTTCCTTTTTTACTGCCTTTTGAAAATCCCTCTTGGGCTTGGCGTTGGTATTTTTCAAAGTCTGAGGCTTTTACCGCTTCTAAATCTTTCCCTTGTAAGTCTTTATAACGACCGCTTAATTCCGCTCGTTCTACTTCAAGTTCGGCAATACGTTTTTTATTTTTACCTTTTTTAGCCTCGGATAACTCACCTTCAATTTGATTAAGGCGAATCATTTTCTGGGCAGTTTCGCCGAGTTGTCCACCACTGACGTTGTTTAGATTAGCTACTGCTACCGCTGCTTGAATTGCACCTGTTGCAATAGAGCCGATAGCACGTGCAAATTTCAACGCCTCAATGGTTGCTTGCGGTAAAGTGACGGTTAAGTTACCAACGGACACATTCAAGCCATCAACCTTGATTTGTGATTGTTCCACTTGTGGAAAGAGCTATTTAATTCACCCACCCATTTTTCTGTTGCGGTAGATAAATTCTGCATTGCACCGCTAATCGTTGTCGTGGTTTTACCGTACAGTTCATCAACTGATTTTTTGGAACGCTCTAAACCCTGAATGATTTTATCGGTAGTCAATTTGCCGTCATCAGACATCGCTTTTAACTCAGCCATTGTTACACCTAAGCCGCGTGCAATAGCTTGCATTACTGCTGGGGTTTGAGTCATTACCGAATTATATTCTTGTGCCCTGAATTTTCCCATCAATAGCACTTGCCCGAATTGAGTAAGGGAGTTTTGTGCTTCTGTCGCACTTGCCCCTGAAACTGAGACTGCTTTTGAAATGGTTTCAGTGACTTCTGCCACTTGGCGCTGGTTAATGCCAAGTTCTTTGGCATTCTGAGCAAAAGTCTGATAAACAGAAGAAACCGCTTGCGTAGATTGTGCGGTTTTCATCGAGATATCATACACAGCAGACATTGCTTGAGCGTGTTGCAATTCATTTTCGCTCACCAGTTTGATTTTATTGCTTAATTCTGTATTAGCATCAGCGAAAGCAATAAATTGTCTTGCAGCAGCTTTTACTCGGTCAAAATTGTCAAATCTGAAATCCCATTTAGCAGCATTGTTGATGTTATTCGCCGCCTTTTCGATATTACCAAGATATTGCGTGGTTCTATCCGCAAACTGGCGAGCAGATTGTCTTGCCTTATCCATATCCACAACAAAGGTTTTCGCAAACTGTTGTGTTTGTGCTGTTGATTTTGATAAAGCCTGCTGAAACTGTGCCGTTTCTAATGAAAGCTGAATGTTTAATGAACCTAGTGAACTCATTTTAATTTTCCTTCGCCAACAAATAAAAAAGCCTGCACTTAAAATGCAGGCTTTTATTCAAATATAAATTTATTTTGTAGGCTATTTAGGGTGCTGTTTGTATGCGATATAAAAGCACCAAGCACTAAATGCAAAGCCTATGCCACTAATAGAATAAACAATGACATTCTGTAACCCGCTCTCTTTTGCCCAAATCATAAGATAAACAAAACCAAAGAAAGCACCGCCAATTAACAATAACGCTAGAAAAAAGCTTACGGTATTAGAAATCAACCAACCAATTAACTCGAATTCTTCTTTCATTTTTCCCCTCATTTATTTTCTTTATTCATTAGTTCTTGATATTTTTTGTGTTCCTCCACCAATACTTATCTAGTAAGTGAGCAATGATAAATAAGATGGGCATAAAGCAAATTAAAACACCTTTGGCATTACCAGTTTTAATGTTTTCAATAAAATAAGCAATCCCTAACACAACCCCAACAATTAAAGTTAGTGCTAAGATAAATTTAAAAGTTGAAGTAATCAACCAATATCTTTAAAAGTCTGTTTCATATTTTCTCCCCTCATTATTTTCTTTATAAGGAAAGAAAACCAAAAATTCAATACTTTTATTGCCTTCTCGCTAAAAAATCCACTACTCCATCGTCCTCTTCGGTTTCTTCCTCTTTTTCAGCGAAAAACGGCATAAATTCGGTGAGTT